GCTCAGATGCGTTTTAGAAAACTTTTTGGATTTCGGAATCTTTACTAGAGACCCTAATCCTTTCAGGTATCGATGACGTTATTAGTGTCACCCCCAAGGGGTTTGAAACCAATGTTTCGAACTGATCCTAGTAAGGAGTCAATTAGAGACGACCTTGAGTTAGTGGTTGACCGGCTACCTTTCGAGCCTTGGCTTCAGTTAGGAATTTTACAAAAGATCGTCGAAGAGAGAACAATTTATGGGCTCTTTCGGCTTCAATTGAAACCTCAGATTTTTGGAAGCATAACTGGTCATCTGCAGTATAAGGAGAATCACCTAAACCGGTACCTTTCGGCGCCGCAATATGTGATACTCCTAACCCTGCCAGATAAGTAGAAACTGCTCCCGCGATAAGAGGTTCAGCTGGACCGCGATCATCCACAAACTTATCCATCAATTTAAAACGTACAAGGCGAGCCAATCGTGAGTATTCGTCAAAAGAAGAGAACAAAGCTTCACGTTGAGATTGTGCATTTAGATGCACATAGAACTCTCCGTTAAGCTTAGCTCCTTCATGTGGGTAAGGTACGGCGTTAAGCACAATCGTTTCTTCCTTCATAGAAGCAAGTCCCGATAATGCAGAAGCCTTAGCCTCAGCCTGACAAAATTTCACGAAAGACATCACTGCATATCGTAAAACATCGTCCTCTACTGTTCTAACAGTGGTCGAGTCAGTTCGTAAGAACCAATCCAACCATGTAGAATCAGTAAAGAGAGGTGAATAAAACATGCTAATGTACGTCTCCAATCGAAGGGATAAAGTAGACCAATTCTTAGCGATTCTGGTCTTAGCAAAGGGACCGACACCAACTAAAGAAAGGAAAGGGCCAAGACCGCAATGAGGTAATTTCATTCGAAGCTGCAAAGCAACGAAGAAATTTCTCGACGCGATCGAGGCTTCTCTCCAAGACACAGGACTACAATCTACTCCTGAAACAACAAACTTCTTAGCAAATTCTCCTACGGGTTTTACACCGAGGACGGATTTGTGTAAGTTGATTGGGGCTCCAAGAGCATCAAGTAGAACTCTGTATTCTTTAGAGACGCGAGTCCCAGAGATCAGAACATCATCACCAAGAATGGCATACTTCGTATACCATCGGTACTTTTCAGTTGGGAAATCCCTCAACATTACCCGGTACCAAGCCCATTGAACGATAAAATGATGGAACAGTGCCAACAGAGCCCACGAAGAGTAGGCTCCCATTGGTTGACCAACAGAATATCGAACAACCGGCTTCGAACCAGTAATCCGAGGATCCCGTAGAATGTAATCTCGAGACACTAAGAGACCTTCCCACGCGTTGGCCATCCGATCACCAAACATCGATGCTAGAAGCATACGTTGTAAAGTGACCGGTAACCGATCTGTGGCAGCAGTAAGATCCATTGAAAAGAAACGATCTTTTGGAGCACTCTTTAGAAAGAGAGCTTTAATAGGAGCGGATTGATCAAAGGTTCCGTCCTGCGGAATTTCTCGAAGAATATCGAAAATACAATCATGGAGTCCTTTAAGAACCCATTGGCTAAATACATCAACCAATGCGAACACTCGGACTTTTCCTGCTGGTTCGTCCTTCAGAGCCAATTGACCAAGATAATCATCCTGAACCGTTTTAGAATCAATATTACATTGAAACCAAAGCGGATCAGAGTTTTTCTCTTTAGTTAATGGCTTAGAAGTACGAACGCTAATCCACGTTTGGATAGCGAAGATCAGCTGGAATACCCATAACTGATTAGTAGCGTAGCAGAACTCCTTAAGACGACGATATAACCGAGCATTCTCAGGTACACCCTGGCTTTTCTCTTTAGAATCTAACTTGTCCCATGCTATAGCAGTTGCTACAAGCGACATAAAGGATGAATTATTCGGCCTAATCCCTTTAACAGCTAATTCAATTTTAATTGGACTAGCTGTAGGAATATAGAACGGTTTAGTCTCCCCTACAGCCGCTGAAGCTCTTGAACCTCGGTCCGGACTGATCTGTTTCAGATCCATCCATCTCGAGGATAAAGAAGCTAACGCACTAAGGAACAGAGGTAAGAAACTATTGAAAGAATCTAAGACTGTATCTAATTTTGCTACAGATGGAGCAATAATAGTTTGAATACTAAATTTTCCTTGGTACTCTAACACTCTATAAAGAGAGAAAAGAGTCATCCAAAGTTTAAGAAGTTTCAAATTACCTGCTCGAATCTGCTTTCGATGAATCGCCGGAATTAAGCGAGGATATCCTCTACGATCCCGAGCAATATTACAACCTAACGCCAAGGTCGAGACAACATAATCACCTCCGCAAATCTTCATCAAAATAACTTGAGACACTTTGAGGTATGTTACTACCCCTCGTGTTCCTTGTTTAATTTGAATCTGACGGACTCGGATGATAAATGTTGCAATAGACCGAACCATACCACTAGATAGTTTCCCTGTCACTAACCTTCCTAGCTTGACAGCAAAAAAGATTAATGAGCGACCCCGATTTCTCGGGATCAAGCCAGTAAAGTTGAGGCTAAGTTTTCTAAGTACTCCAATAGACCTAAGCGTGAGTAGATTTCGAAAGAAGTTTTTCATGATAGGATTATGGATATTTAGGAAATTAGGTCTTAAAATTACCTTTGGTTCCCCTCGGATTTTGGTAAATCTCCGGGCCAGCAGGCTCCTTTATTAAGGCAGATGACAAATCTGTGGAGATTGGGAAGATTGTATTTAGAACCCCGGTTCTAACCGCAGTTACTTATTCTTAATAGGAAAACTCCGTCTCAACCATACAAATACACAATTTAAACCTGGACCCTTTACAGGATTGCGGCTCCTTATCGGACTGCACCAGCTGTTCTCATTTTACTGAGACCTGGAAATAAGTTAAATCTATTATATTCATATAGAGGAGACGAAGTCTCATAACTTTAATTAGATCCTTTATCTAAACACCTCTTTCTTGACTCCAATGAAAACATTGGTTATGCGATAGGTAAACTTAGGAATACTGTCGTTCGCGACGTATCTTATTTATACTTGGAGTATATATCAACGTGGCGCCGTTACTTGACAATATTAAGACCAAGTCTGTTCAATTCTTTTTTCTTTCGAAAAGAATAGGCTTCACTTATGTTATTAAGTACCTACCCACTATAAAGTTTGGATTCATTAATAAATGGTACATGGTGCGATAAGCCTCAGATGCGGAAAAGTAAATTAACTTGCAACTGGGACCCATCTCTGATGGTTTCCAGAGACATCCTTTCG